ATGATCCTTGCTCTTGCCTCCGCCGCCGCGCTGGCCGTCTGCCCGCCGCAGGGGGCGCGCGTCAACTGTGTTGTTGACGGCGACACGCTCTGGCTGAATGGCGAGAAGATCCGCATTGCCGAGATCGACACGCCCGAAATCAACGGGCGCTGCTCGGCCGAGCGGGCGCTGGCCTTGCGGGCGCGGGGCAGGCTGGTGGAGCTGCTGCGCGCTGGGCCGGTGCGGTTCCAGCGCGTCGGCAAGGATCGCTACGGCCGCACGCTGGCGCGGTTCGGATCCGTTTCGGAGCAACTGATCAGGGAAGGGCTGGCGCATCGCTGGCCGAGCCGCAAGGACTGGTGCGGCTAAGCCACCTCAGAACACCCCCAAAAACTTCGGCCGCGCGCGTTTCACCGCTTCACGGTCGCGTTCTTCGCAGCGTTCGACGATGCCGATCGCGGCTTTCGTGCGGTCATTGGCCTTGTCGAGCTGGCCGGTTTGCGCGTCGGCGAAGGCGATCCACTCGCCAACGGTGGAACCTTGCGGCAAGTCCGCGCCCGGAACCCCCTCGCGCCATTCACTGGGCAGGAGCGAGCTGCAGGCACTCGGGGCGGCCACGATAGGCGGCGCGCTTACAAAGGGCGCGCAGGCCTGCATCGTGCACGCCGCCGGCAACAGGAGCAGCAGCGCCCGGGGCTTTGCGGATATCATCGGCATTCTCCATGGTGGTGCGATCAGTCTGGGCCGCGCGGGCGCCGACTTCGCCGACGCTTTCGACCGCATCCGCCCCGCTCGCGAGCGCGGACTCGGTCTGGCCCTTGCCGAGCCGGGCTTCAGTCTTGGCGGTGCGCGCGGTCTGGCAGGATTGCAGCGCGAACAGGCCCGCCAGCGCCGCCACCAGCAGCGCAGCGCCGAGCAGACGGACCCCGAGCGGGGTCAGCGAGCGGAGGAAGGCCATCATTGCCCCTCCCCCGGCTGATCGCGATCATCGATCGTCGCCCCGTCGCGCGAGGCGGTCACCAGCATCCGGCGGCCGAGCACCCAGCTGAAGGCCCCGATCACGAGGAACAGCTGGACGTGCGCCGCAATCGCCAGCCAAAAGGTCTCGCGGACATGCGCGGCAAGGTGCCACAGGCCCCAGGCAATGAAGCAGGTGAAGGTCAGCGAGGCCCCGATCAGCGCGATGAAGGCCCATGCACGGCGACCATCGGGGGTCATGATGTCAGGTGCCTTCATTGCGACAACTCCCGGCGCATCGCGCGCGCCAGCTTGAATGCGTAATCGTTCTTGCGCCAGGCAGGGCCATTGTACCCCCGCGCAAAGCGCTCGTTGGTGACCGCGTTGATCGAGATCGCGCGCAGCGCCGGGCCAAGCCGGTTTGCGCGGATAAAGGCCGCCAGCGCGCGATAATGGCCCAGCTCACCCTCCACCATGCTCCAGGCAAAGGCAAACACGCTCGGATAACCCAGCACCTTCCAGTGCCCGCCCATGATCTGGAACTTGCCCCAGCTGGCGCTCTCGAAGGCTGCCACGGGATCTTGGCCGCACGCCTCGAGCAGCTTCTCCCAGCTGTCGTTGATCCCGTCGCGATCGGCGTCGAGCGTGTAGCCACCAGGGTCGGGGTGAGCCACCCACTGACCAGGCAGGCTCGATCCGATCTTGATCTTGAGCCGCCGCCAGAACCAGTGACGCTCCCACAGGATCTTCGGCTGACCGCCCGGCAAGAATCCGCTGCCCGAAGACTCCACCGCCGCCACGGCGCGCACCTGTTCAGGCATCGCGTCCAGCTCACGCGCGATCAGCCCGATCTCGCCGGGCGTGACAGGCGCGGGGTTGCGCGTCGCGAAGAGCCGAAACAGCGCATCGCGCGTCCGGGGCCCGACGTTACCGTCGACCTCGAGGCCAGCGCCCTTGGTGTTCAGGAATTGCTGCAAGGCGATCCTGTTTGCATGGCTCATTGCTTTGTCTCCTGTGCCTCTTTGAGATCGTCGAGCAGCTTTTCGCACCGCTCCAGGACGTCAGATGCTCCGCGGCTTTTACGAGCGACCTGCCAGAGCAGCTCAATCACGATCAGGTGCTTGGCCGTTGTGTCTTTGTGCAGCAGTTCGCGCTGTTCGCATGCCTCGAGCTTCTTCTCGACATCATCAAAGCGCGCTTCCACCTTGGTCCACAGCCAGGCGACAGCGCTGCCGGCGGCGGTCAGCGCACCAACGACCGAGGTCATCAGCACAGCAACTTCACTCATTGGGGCGACCCTTCAGTATGGTGTTGAAACTGCCAGAGCGTTCAGTTGCTCGGACCCGCCAGCGAGTTGCGGCAATGGTCGCGCTCGCCCATGGCGACCGCGAACAGAAGGTCGATCACAGCCTCGATCACGATCCAGCGACGCTTTCCGGCGTTCGCCTCGATCGCGCTACGAGACGAGAACGGCATATCGGGATCGCCGGAAAGGGTGGCGTTGAGCCACTGGGTCAACCCAATGAGAAAACCGCGTCCTGAGATCATCACGGCCACCATTTATCGTCAGTGTAGTCTGTCGGGATCGACTGCATCTCGCGCAGTTGCTTTGCGGCAAAGATGATGCTCGTTTCCACGTTGGCGGCGGCTTGGCCGAACTCGAAACAGGTCTGCGCATCCATTGGCATCAGGCTGTTGTCTGATGCGATCCAGGCAAAATCCCGCTCGGGGTTGGCCCACCGTAGGTTGCCCGGCTGCGCACCGGCACCAAGCGCAAAGCCCGCCAGCGTAGCCGCCCCGGTGATGCGTTGAAGGCTGCGCGGATCGCGCTGGAACTTTCGGCCGCGGAACGTGAAGTCTGCGACCAGGCGGCGGTCGCGCTCGGCGTTTACGTCTTCTGGAGTCGAGGCGGGCGGCGCGGGCTTGCTGAAGCTCTCACCATCCCAGATGTCGCCAATGTCGGCGGTTTCGCTTGCCACCCAGCCTTGTTCGGCGGCGAAATCCGCGTCCGCTGCGGCAACATTCGCCACCGTTCCGTTTTCAATGATCGCATATCGGCCCATGGCAATTATATCCACGTTGTGATGCGGGCGAAACCGGCGCCGCCTGCGCCGCCTGCGCCCGAGTTGGTGCCGTTGGTGGAGCCTGCACCGCCGCCGCCGCCCGCAGCTATGCCGCCAGCGCCACCGTTGCGCGTGACATTGCCTGCGCTGGGCGGTGCGCCGCCCCCGCCGCCTTGGAACGCCGCCCCTGCTCCGCCGTTTGTATCGCTGCCGCCAGTGCCGCCGCCGCCAGTGGCAGCGCCGCTCGACCCGCCTGCACCCGAGGCGTAAGCGGCATTAGCGTTAGTGACGCCGCCGCCGCCGCCGCCACCAGCACCGCCATTGACGGAGCCAAGGCCAGGACCGCCGAACGATCCGGTGCTGCCGGCGCCAGCGCCACCCACACCGCCGCCGCCGCCCGCAGAGTTAGGGCCACCAGTGCCAGGGTTATTCGAGTTGTTTGTCATACCAGCAGACCACGGCGCGCCGCCGCTGCCGCCGTTTGACCCGCTGTCAACGCCGCCGCCGCCGCCGCCCCCGCCAAAGGCGGACAGCAGCGCTCCAAAACTGGTGGTGCCGCCAGCGCCACCGTTATTCCCATCAGTATTATCGACCGTAACGCTGGCACCCGCCGTGCCAGCGGCCCCGATGGTCACTGATATTGGTGACCCAAGTTCGCTCGCCAAAAACATTCGCGCATTATACCCACCGCCTCCGCCGCCGCTGCCGCCAGTGCGAGTGCTTCCCACCGCATTACGCCGCCCCGACCCGCCCCCGCCGCCGCCGCCCCAGAGTTCGACAAGCACAAAGGTTGCGCCAGCGGGCTTCGTCCAGTTGCCAGAGCCAGTGAACGTCTGGATATTCGGTGCCGAAGCCCCATCGCCTTTGTCGCCCTTCAACCCTGTCAGGTCGATCACCTGAATGGCGATGTTGTTCGCGGTGATTGTCGAAGATGCGAAGTTGAGGGCGCTGATACGATAGTTGGTCGCACCTGCGCCCGGCTCATGCAGGAAGGCGATGCTTGCCGTGCCAAATGGTGACGATGCAATCCCAGTGCTGGCAGACGCCGCTTCCTTCAAGAGCGTGCCGCTGTTGTTGGTGCCTTGCCGAAGGCGCATGGTTGCAGCGCGAGCGGTGGTGCCAGTGTCTTTCGTAAAGTTGGCGTGCGCGAGGATCAGCAGCTTGCGGTTCGCAGCACCCGCCGAAACCGCAACCGTCGCCAGTTCGATTTCCGCTGTAGTGGTAAGGCTAACCGTGCCAGTTGGCTGACTGATGAACGTGGTCATCGGGCCAGCGCCGGCAAGTGCGGCAATCTCGCTCAACGGCGCCTTATAGAGCGTTCCGCCTCGCTCGACGACTGTGACATCGGTTCCGGCTGCGGGCATTACGGTGCGCTCGTCAGGTTCGCGATCGAGAAGCCGAGCTGCTGGCCACTCAGTGTCAGCGGGTTGGTGCTTGCGCTGCCCGCCAACGTCACCGCCGCGTGTGATGCGGTTTCGAGCGCATCCAGATCCACCGCCTGAGTGATCGAAATGTGGCCGAGCTTGTTGAACTGCGCCGGCACCATCAGGCCCGCGTTCGTGCCATCCGCTGCCGGAATCGTCGCGTCTGTGCCGGTGTCGCTGGTGACAACGCCGTTCGTCGCGCTGGCCGAATAGGCAAGGTTGGTGTTGCCCCCAACCGTAAGGTCAAGGCTTTCCTGTTCGGCAATCTTGCGCCAAGTGCCCGAGGACAGCCACTGATAAAGGGCCCACCCAGTATCGACCGTGGCATCAGCAGAGGCATCATCGACCATCACGCGGTCGCCAGCGCTCATACTGCCGTCGAGAGCATTGCGAGCGGCAATGTCGGCAACCCGATATTGCGAGGTGCCGATCTGGCCTTCGACGTAGGCAAGAATGTCGGAGGCAAGCGTCTTGTAGAGTGTGCCGCCGCGCGAAATGACAAAGCTGTCAGAACCTTGAACTGCCATGATTATGCTCCTGGTGCTAGAGGTAGTTCTTCAATGTTGATCCGGATGTCGTTGCCGATAACCGCGATGCCGTCGCCGCCGGTGACGTTTGCGGAAGCGGTCGGGACGATGAAGCCAGCAAGGTCGGTCGCGCCGGTTCTGGCGATTGCCTCAAGCGCGCCGGCCGGGCCGCGCCAGCGCGTTTCGACAGCGCGCGGCGGCACCCGCCAGCGAAGCAGGATCCCGCTCACGCCACCGCCGCCTTCGTCAAAGCGATCAGCGCCGTGCTGTCGGTGATGTCGATGGTGCCGCCAGCGCCTGTCAGCTTGGCGTCGATGCCGTAGAAGCCTTCCGACAAATCAGCCGATTGGGCCGCCGCCATGCTGATGTTCCAGCCTGCCGGAAAGTCCCCACTCGCTGCGCGCGGCGCTACCGTCATAGCAATCGGCGTGAAGCTGGATTCAGGCCGGAAAAGGCTGCGCTCCATGCTGCGCACGATCCATGCCTGCACGGTGACAGACGATGCGTTGCCGCTGACCGCATCCAGTGCGATGGCGATGTCTTCGCCGATGCGGAAGGTGCCTAGAAGCATTCAGGTTTCTCCGGGACAGATGAGGGTGGCTCTCACGGCTCAACGCACTGGGTATCGGGCGGGCAGTCCGGGTTTGATGTCGGCAGCGGGTCGGGCTGCTCGGTCGGCGCTGCCGGTTCGCAAGCGGTGAGCGCGAGCGCAAAAGCGGCGATTGCGATGTGCTTCATGGACCTTTTTCCTATCCTTGAGTTGAGATGATGCCGAGCGTCTGCGCGATTGTGCCCGGGCCAGACGAAGGCTCTGGCCCCGTCCCGTTAAGCGGGCGGCTCGTGAGCTTGAGGCGATAGAGCATATTGCCATCAACGGTCGTGGTGTCGGTCGTTGTTGCCGAGTTCGACGAGCTGAAGGTGACGGTGCCGGGTTCGGTCGGGCCGAGCGAGGCCGTCCATGTCCGCGTGATCGTGTAGCTGAAGGTGGCCACGGTGGTCCAAGATGAGCCGCCGTTCACGCTTCGCTCAAGCGTCAGGGCCGCAGTGCTTGTGCTGCTGCCTGCGGTCCCGTGGGTCGTGTGCTCGCCGGACCACGAGAAATTGTAACTCGTGATGACCGTTCGGGAGCCGACGATCGAAGTGAATTCTCCCAGGGTCACGGAGGCGTCGGCGCCGGTCAGCGTAGATTGTGCCGCGTTCTTGCGCACACCCGCACTCAGGCTGCCGCCGAAGTAGGCATCACCGTTGGTCTTGAGATACGAGATGGCGTTGGCTTCGGTGCAGAGGCTAACATTGGCGCCCGAAGGGGTGGGGCCGAACCACTCAATAAACTGGCTGGCCGACCCGAAGCCGGACCCGCTCACCTTCATGAAGGCGCCATCGTTGAAGATGATGCGCGCGTTGTTGAGCTCGAACCGGGCCTTGTTGTCCGAACTGCGCAGCGTGCCCGCCGTCACCTCGCCGATGTTGGCGTTGATCGCGGAAAGCTGAGTGACGCTGATCTTCGCTGCCGTAACCGCACCGGCCTGAATCTTGTTGGCCGTGATCGCGTCTGTGGCGATCTCGGTAGCGGTCACAGCGTTCGCCGCGATCTTACCGGCAATGACGGCGCCCGCCGCAATCTCGGCCGCCTGCACCGCGCCTGCCGCGATCTTACCCGCCACAACAGCGCCCGCCGCGATCTCGGTAGCGGTCACAGCGCCTGCGGCTATTTTTCCCGCGACCACAGCGCCTGCTGCGATTTCGGTTGCCGTAACCGCGCCAGCATTGATCTTCCCGGCAGTAACCGCATTGGCCGCGATCTTGTCTGCGACAACGGCATTTGCGGCAATCTCGCTGGCCGTCACTGCATTCGCTGCGATCTTGGCCGCCGTAATCGCATCATCGGTGATTTGCGTTGTCGTGATCTGGCCGGTGATCTTTGTCGCGGCAAGGGCGGCGATCTGGGCATCGGTCAATTGCCCAGTCACCTTGGTGGCAGCGATGGCTGCAATCTGCGCATCCGAAAGCTGCCCGGTGACTTTGGACGCCGCCAGCGCCGCAATCTGAGAGTCGGCAAGCTGACCGCTGATGTCCACCGCAGGAACGGCGGTCGTCCACGCCGATCCTGTGTAGCGATAGAGCTTGTCGTCGGTGGTAAGAAAGACGATGCGCCCTTCAAACAGATCTGTCACCGGCAGCGTGTCAACAATCTCATAGCCGCCGCGCGTCTTGGCGAGCGTAAAGTCCTTGTCGATGGTGATGCCAGCGAAGGCACCCGATCCGGTCGCGCGAATGGTCAGCGTGGCGGTATTGACCGCAGCGTTCCCAAACTGCCCCGCCGAGGCGCCCGCGCCCGTCACCGTGTAGGTCTGACCGACATAGCTCACGGTCAGCGACTGTGGGTTAGCCTGCGTGCTCAGCGTGAAGTTGGCGCTGACATCGGTGCTGCCCTGAAAAACCCGGAAACTGCCAGTTGCGCCCGCATAAGACACCACGTTGCCGTTCGCGTAAGCGAAGACACTGAAGCTCTCGTTGGTCAGGAAGCCGGTGATCGCCGGCGTGCCAGCAGCGCCAGTCGCGCCGACATCCCCGCGGGGCGATTTCGCCAAGCTGTAGATCCGGTCGTAGTTCACGCCGTTGAAGGTGGCGCGAAGGGTCGCCGTCGCACTCAGCGCATAGGGGTCGCGGACAGTGTAAACGCCGGTCGATGCGTTGAACGTGATCCACGGGGCATAGGGCGCCAGCGTGGTGCTCTGCTGCACCATCGCGCCCCACGCGAGGATGCCGCTGTTGGTCACACCCGCGTAGGAAACCATGCCGGTCGCAGCTTCGGGCGACGGCGTGCCGGACAGAACGGGCTGTGCGTATAGAAGATGGGTTTCGGTGCCGCTTCCGACCGTGCCCCAGACCCACGCGCGATACCAGCCATTGCCGACAGCCGTGATGCCGGCCCCAAGAACCGTTCCGCTAGATCCGGCGTTTTGCTGGGTGACAGTGCCAGCGCTCAGATCAAAGGTCGCGCCGAACCACCTGTTCGATGTGGCCGTGCCGTAGATGATGCGGGCGAAAGTCCGTTCTTCGGCGCGGAAGTGGATGCTGGCGATGTAGGTGCCCGCAGGGCGCGAGACGATTGTAAGGCGCCGCGCCCAAGTCGCCGTCGAGGTATTCGCCTCGAAAATCTTGTCGGCAGTCGTGCCACCAAGCGGGTCAAGCGTGGCGACATTGCTGGTCGCCCCCGCATTCAGACTTGTCCAAAGCTCTAGCGCTTCGGGGTTGGGGGCGAGGTTCGATCCCCCAGTGTTCGCGGGGGTGGTGGAGACAATCGAAAAGGTGGGAGAGACGAGATCGGCGCCGGAGCGCACTTGCATGGTTCCGCCTGCGCCGGAATAGTCGCCATTGAACCCGAGCGCATCAGTCTGGACAGAGTGTGCTTCATTTGTGAGGGTGGCCGATACACCTGCGACACCGTCCCTGAGACGAACGACCGTCACTTGGTCCGTAAGCGCGCCGAGCGTTGCGGTTACAACCGCGTAAGCTGCCGCGCCAAAGTTAGCGAGGCTGAGGGTTCGGGTGTCCCCGGTGCCAGTCAGCGTGGCTGCCCCGAGACTGGCGCCGGATGCGTCGAAGAGAGTGCCGGCAAATACGACAGTCCCGCTCACATTCTGCCTGACGGCTGTGAAGGTAATATTCTGCGTCGCGGGTGATGCCGTGCCTGCGCCATCGAAAGTAAAGGCTTGAGCGCTGGCGGAAAGCGTGAGCAGCGGCGCAGAGCTGCCGGTGCCGCCAGCCCTGGACTTCGAGAGCGAGAGTGTCTTATCGATGGTCACGCCGCCAAACACAGCCCGCAGCACGGCGGTAGCCGTGTCGGAACTCATTGACGCAACTGTGTAGGCCCCAGTGCTCGCGTTGATATTCGCGTCGCATCCGGTCTCACTCTGCACCGAGAAGGTAGCGGAGGTGGTTACATCGGTAATGCCGTTGAACACCTTAAAGGTGCCGGATGCCGGGTTGAAATCGGAAACAACGCCCGCGCTGTCGGCAGCAAGCGTGCTGGCTTCATTCGTAAGGAAGCCAGTGATTGCATTTACACCGGGAGCGCCGGCGGCACCATCCTGAACCCGGACGACGGTGATCTCATCAAAAAAGGCGCTGCCATCAGTCACGGTTGCCCGCACCCGAACGCCGTTCGTGCTACCCCGCGCGGTGTTAAACTGTGCCGCCGTCATGGTGACACTGTCACCGGTGGTCGGGCTGATAAACGATGACAGGGGGGTTTGGCTTGCCCCGCTCAGGTCGAAGATCGACCAGACGACGCCAACCGCCGTCCCCTGCCGCGTTGCCGTGAACACGATGTCTTGCGTGGATGGATCAAGGGCGGCGGCGGAATTGAACCTGATCTGCTGGCGACTGGCTGAAAGAGTTACCAGCTTAGCAGCGGCACCGCCTGCTCCAGCCTTTGCCTTACTGATCGTATAAATCTGATCAATCGTAACGCCCAAATAGACCGCACGGAGCGTGAAGGTTTCAATGTCGGTGGTCCACGAAGGGCCAGAAAGACTATAAACACCCGTCGTCTCGTTAATGGTGAGCGTCAGGCCGTTCTTAGTTTGTGTCCAGCTTGCTCCACCGTCGGTCCCACCGACGATAGAAAATGTCGATGATAGGCGGACGTTCGTGCTGCCAAAGAACACCTCGAAATTACCGCCCGCACCGGTTAGCAAATAGCCAGTCCCATCTGCCGCGGATGGAACGGTATGCGCTTCGTTGGTTAGTAACCCCGTTGTTGCTGAGAGACCGTCCTGGCCAGCCTTCGACTTGGCGATTGTGTAAACGCGATCAATGGTGACAGCGCCGTTAACCGCACGAAGGGTAAAGCTCTCGGTGTCGGTGGTCCAAGAGGCACCAGAAAGACTATAAACTCCGCTTGAGTTAATGGTGATGGTCAGGCCGTTCTTGGTCGCAGACCCAACCACAGAAAACGTGGTCCCACTCAAGGTCACGTCAGTTATGCCATTGAACACATTGAATGTGCCGCCGGCACTAGCCAGTGAATAACCAGTGCCATTTGAGGCAGCCGCCACCGTGTGCGTCTGGTTGTTCAGGAAGCCGGTGATTGCGTTCTGACCCGTAGCACCCGCCTGCACCCGAACCACGCTGATGCGGTCATTGAAGGTGGTTCCGTCCGTCATCGAGCCGGTCACGATTACGCCGGAGGTGCCGTTGCGCGCAGAGTTGAACTGCGCTTCCGTCATCGTCACGCTGTCGCCGGTGGCCGAGGAGAGGAAGCTGGTCACCGGCGTGCGCGCCACCCCGGCAGCGTCGGTGATGGTCCAGTTGACCGTGCCAGTGGTGTTCTGCTTGTTGGTGGTGAAGGTGGTGGTCTGGGTTGAGGGTGAGGGCGATCCTGCAGCGTCGTAAGCGATGGTCTGCCGGTCAGAGATCACCGTGATCGTCTTGGCGTTTTCCCCTGGCACACCCTGTCGGCTCTTCGCCAGGGTATAGGTGCGATCATAATTGACGCCCGCCCATGTCGCACGCAGGGTTGCCGTGGCAAAGTTCACGCCGGGATCGCTGACGGTGTAAACACCTGTCGAGGAATCGATGCTGATCCAGCTACTTGTAGGCGTTTTGGCCGCGATGCTGAACGTTGGCGTGAGCACGGTAGCCCCGCGGCGCAATGTGATCTGCCCACCGGCCGCACTGTAATCGCCGCCGCTGCCAGCAGCATCGGTGGCAACCACATGCGCTTCGTTGCTGACCAATATGGTCAGCCCTTCAAGGCCATCGGCGCCCGGTGTGCCGGATCCTGCGCTGGCAACCAGCGCCCAGCGCAGCGCATCCGGCGGGGCGTTGCCGGTGCTGTCATCGACGATCAGCCGATAGGTTGAGCCGCTGAAGATGACTTCGTCGCCGCGAATATAGGTCGTGCCGGCATCATAGGTGCCCATCGCCACGTTGCGGGTTGCGTCGTCAGCCGGACGTCCCGGCCCATCGACCTCCGGCCAAAACGGCGCACGTGCCTCGCGCGTGATGGTGTCGCGCGCTTCGGCAGTGTGGGTCAGCGAAGGAGTGGGCGGAGCTTCGCCGGTGCGGCCTAGCGCGAAGGCATGCTTCGCGCTGTCTTCGGTCACCAGCGTCATGGTAACCGTCATGGTCGCAGGGTCGAACTGGCGCCGCAGGATCACCGCATCATGATCGAGGCCCAGCTCGGGAATCTCGAGGCGCAGGCACTCGCCCGGGCGATAGGTCCGCAAGCGCGGCATCAGCGTCAGCGTAATCGGCGTCAGCTCGCGCGAATTCGTCAGCCAGTAGGCCGCCAGCTGCGCCGCCTGGTCCACGTCCTTCACGAAGTTGAACGGGATCTCCTCGGCCTTTTCTTCACCGTCTTCTGCGAGATAGCTGGCGACCTGCACTTCCTTGGCAGGCACAAGCGTCCAGTTATGGTCGGGCGAGGTATAGCGCGGGCGAAGCGTGTTGAGCCGATCGCGCCAGCTCTGCATCGCTGTGACTTCCTGCGGGCCATCGGCAAGGTCGGCCTCGGTGACAGTGTCGAGCGAAATGCGCGGGCGCTGCCAGTGAAAGCCAAGCACCGCACCGGAGAACAACGGTTCGGCACCACCGGCGATGCAGATGTCGCGCAGGTTCTGCCAGCGCCGCTCGGGATCGCCCGCCGCTCCTTCGAATACGACGCCGAACATGCGCCAGGAATTGGCTTCGCAATCGCTCGCCCAGGCGGCCACGCCTTCCCAGTCGATCCCCTCTTCGGGGATGCCGACGCCCACAACGCGCTTGCCGTTGACGAAGCGGCCAAAGGCATAGGTGCCAGCGTGCAGCGCCGGGTTTTCGCTCCATTCGTAGGTGGTCTCGTTACCAAGCCGGTGCGCGCCCGATCCACCGGGCCGCGTGCTGTCCTTCCGCGGATCATAGACCTTGACCCACTTGGCCAGGACACCGCGCGTCGGCAGGCCCGAAGCGTAGATCTTGCCTTCCTTGTCGAACTTATGGTTCCACGCGATAGCGGCGACGCCGCTCAGCTTGTGGTCGCTGCCCCACCCGGTCGGGTTGGCCTGCAGCGGCGCCGTCAATGCCGTGTCCGGGCGCGCGCCAAGGCGCGTGTCAATCGCCAGCCAGCCCGAATAGTAGGACGTGACCGGCCCGAAATCGACCTGCGGCGTGATCGGCCCGGCAATTGGCCCGGCAACGCTCAGGGCAATCGCCTCAAACAGGAACGGGTTCGGCACCTTCTTCAGCGTCGGGCCATAGCCGACACGGTGCCGCATCACGCCTGCAAAGTACCCTTCGCCCATGGCATAGGGTGACGGTGGGTCGACCTCGATGAGGGTTTCGGTAACGCTTCCTCGCGCTGGCGGTGGCTTGGTGAGCACGCGTGCGGCGATGCCGGCGACGCCGCCCACGACGGTCGCAATCGAGGCGACAGTTCCGGCAGTAGCAGCAAGCGCTGTCCCGGCCGCCGCAAAGGCGCCAATGCCAGTCGCCACCAGCGCCACCGCGCCCGCTACCACGGCGATGGTCCGAAGCACCTTCGCCATGCGTCAGAGCCTCCACGCCGCGGTGACGTTGCCGAGATCGATGTCGAGCACGGCCATCAGGTACGCATCCGGATGCCAGCCCGCGAACTTGCGCGGGGCGACGTTGACGAGCAGCGCATCAAGCCAGCCTTCCTCACCGGGAACCGCCGCCAGGTCGCCAAGTCGCATTTCTGCTGGCGCAATGCGCGGCAACAGGCTGTCGATGAGGTCTGCCACGGTCTCGAAGCCGCGCACATCGAGCTCCTTGCGCGCACGCAGAGCCGAGCGGATCGGAGGCATTCGCGGGGGCTTGTGCCCCATCTGCCGCATTTGGAACCGGGCGAGGTGCAGGCAAGTCGTGCTTTGACGCCAGTTGAACGGCCTGCCGCCGTAACGCGACATTGTCGCTGCCGTGGCGATCCGGCGGCGCTCAAGTTCGGGAAGTTCAGTCATCAGAATGCCAACCTGTCAACGCCGCCAAAGCCCGGGTTGCCGAAGCCTTCCGCACCCCAGCTCCCACCACCGCCAGAAGCTCGCACAGGCCCGGCTACACCCCAGGCAATAGGAACCTTCAGCCCGATCGCGTTGTCGTGCCCCAGCTCGCCGGGCCAGATCGTCTTGTGGAAGGTGGGCGACAGCGTGTTACCGATGTTGCGTTCGAACAGCCGCTCGGCCGTCGACACGATTGTGATCGAAAGCGAACGCTCGCCGCGTGCTACACGCACGCTGGTCTGGTCGATCTGGCCTTCGAAGGCGAGATCCGGCGTGCCAGCGATCAGGCCGGTCGCCGAGTTGAACTCGGCGATCCAAAAACGGGCGCGGGACTGCTGGAAGCCGGGCTGGGAAAGGTCAGCTGTACTGCTGGAGCTGGGCGGCTGCAGTGTGAGATCGAGCGCCGGCACCTCGTCGCCAATGCCTTCGCTCAGAGGCTCAAGCGCGGCGATGTTTCCGAACACGTCGTCCGCGCTGGTGTAGGTTTCGCCGCCGAAGACGATGAAGCCACCGTCGCACAGACGCACGGTGCGCGTCGGAAACTCGATCTTAAGCAGCCCGACCAGAGAGAGCATCAGGCGAACTCCTCGATCGTGAAGCCCAGCTGCACCAGGTGATCGACGCGGATCGCCCAGTCGGCGCTTTCGCCGTCAACGAAGCCGTCGATCATGGGCTGGGACAGGTGCACCACCGCGCCATCGGGGAAGGGAAAGCGCAGCGCTGGGGCGATGCTTACCGACGCAAGCCCTGAGCCGTTGGCTGTCACAGCGTTGGTGACGTTGTGCAGATAGTGTCGCCCACCGCCGACAATGCTCAGCCAGAAGCCTTCTGCAATGGCGTAGCCCGCCGTCAATCCGCGCAGCGCGATCGCCGTGCCGGATTGCCCAGCGCCGTTCACCACGGGACTGCCGGGCGAACCCTGCGTCTCGCTCAGCAGCGGATAGGGCAAGCGCAGGCCTTCCTGCTTGGCGCGGATCAGCCGTGACACAAAAACGCGCGCTTCGGCGGGCGACATCAGCGGATAGGACACATTCAACCGGAAGCGGTTACCCGGACGGTTGACCCGCACCGCTGCCCCGCCAAGCGCCCCGCGCAGGTTCATGCCGTAATCGATCAGCGAAGGCTCGACGCCGTTCGGCGCCGGGAGATCAGGAAGGGTAATCATCGGGCCTGCCTCAACCGACCCGCCGCGTGCGCTGGCGAGCGAACTGGCGTGCCGCTCCTTCGGCGCTGCCGGCAGCGATGCTAGGAGCAGCGGCATTTACCACGCGAGCCGAGACTCCGGCGACGCGCGTGTCGAACTCGCCAGACGGCTGCACGAAGATGTCGATCCGGCCACGATCATTGGCGGCGCGCAGATCGCGGTTGCTGATCACCTGCGAACCGCGGGGCAGGTTGACCAGCTCCGGCCCGCGCTCACCCACCAGCGCTAGGCCGCCGGGTGCATAATTGGTACCCTGGGCAAAGCCCGGCACACTGGCGCGGTTGATGTTTGCCGCCAGCTTGCTGCCAAAAAGGCCGGATCCGCCAAGCTGTAGGAAAAGATTTACCGCGCTGCCGAGGATGTCGAGAAAGCCGCCGCCCTTGATCGCGTTAACCATATCATCAAGCGCCCGGACCGAATTCTGCGCCATCTCGCGGAAGCTTTCGGCGATGCGAACAGTCTGGATCTGGGTGCGGTTGGCAACTGCGCCGAGATTTTCGGACACCTTCTCGGCGGCCGCGTTGACCTTGTCAGCTTCTGCCAGCGGGCCCGTGTCCAGATTGACACTGGCCTTGGCGTTTCCACCGACAAGCCGAAGCCTCGCCGCCTCTTCGGTTCGAGCATCAAGACCTGCGGCCCGAAGAAGATTGCGATCGGCGATCATCTGCCGCGCGGCGGCAATCTCGGGAAACAGCCGATCGAGCAGCTGCGATACGTCCTGCGCCATTTGGCGCGCAGCATCGGTAACGCTGGCAGTTGCCTTTTGCGCCGGATCGACCATCACGGCCTGCAGGCGCGCCATCTGGGCAGCGATGCCGTCGACCATGTCTGGCACGTAGGAATTGCCGACGACGGCGACGTACATCTTGCGGAAGCCTTCGGTCACAGCGCCAATTGGGTTGAGCACGCCGCGCAAGATGGTGCCCAGGTTGTCGCCCAGCCACTTCTTAACCGCCTGATAGAGGCGGCGCAGGATCGGCTCGATCTTGTCCCAGTTCTGCCAGATCAGGAAAATGCCGGTCAGCACCGCGCCAAAGCCGAGCAACACCGGGTTGGCCATCAGCCCGAGCGCAGCGATCTTGATCACGCCGAACGCCGCGGCGATCGCTGGCGCGATGGCGACAATCTTACCGATCACGATCAGCACCGGGCCGAGCGCCGCCGCAAGGCCACCAACGACAATCGCGACATCCTGAACGGGCTGGGGAAGTTGGGAAAACCAGTTGATGATCCCGGTGAGTCCGCTGATTAGAGGGGTGAAGGCGGGCAGCAGCTTGGTGCCGATAGCAACCTGCAGCTCTTCGAACGCGGCCTGCGCAGCGCGCATCTGGTTGGCGGTACTCTGGCTGGTGCGGGCGACATCACCTTGGGCGTTGGCTGTGCCCTCAAGGATGAGTGCATAGCGCGCTTGGATCTTTTCCTGCTCGGTCAGCTCGCGGCCGACACCACCAAGCCCCATCTCGAGCGCCTGCGCTTTCACTGCCGCTTCAGACAGGAACACGCCAAAATCGCGAAGCGGCTCGGCTTCGCCCGTAAGGCCCGAACGCAGCTTGTCGATCGCGGTCTGGACGTCGACATTGTAGAAGCTCGCCAGATCCTGTGCGAGGACAGCAAATTCCTTCGACATGTCGGCCGCCGCCTGCGCGGTCGGCGCTGCCTGGTTGAAGAAGATGCCGAAGGTGTTGGCGGCGCGCTGCATCTCCTGCGTGGAGCGGCCCATAGCGTTGCCCGTAGTCTCAGCCCAATCGTTCATCGCCTCCGACATTGCGCCGAAGGTCTGGTCGAAGGCGCTCTGCAGCTCGCCTGCGTCAGACGCTGCATTGAAGGCGGAAACCCCGAAGGCCCCAAGCGGCACCGTCAGCCCGAGCGACATGGTCTGGCCCAGCTTGCCGATCTGGTCTCCCATCTTGGCAAATTTGCGCTGCATCTGGGCAGCGCGCTTTTCGGCAAGGGTCGCACCCTTCTCGAACGCGGCGGTTTCGAGCGACAGCGAGACCGCGAGCCGCTTGATCACATCGCCGAGAGCCATTCGTCAGCCTTTCCGTTTCGCCATCCGGTCGAGCATTGCCTTGACCTCCCGCGCCGACTGGGCGGGGGTCTTGGGCTTGCGCCGGTTGAGCAATTCATCGAGCGGACGAAGCCGCTTCTGGCGGGCGAAAACTTCGCCATGCCATGCAATCACCACAGCCTGATCAAGCTGTGCATTGAGCCGAGCGCCGACGAGCAGGGCGAAAGTGCGCGGGGTTGCTCGCCAGAAGGCGTCAGGATCTAACCCCGCTTCGACCCACTGCGACCAGAGCTCTTCCCACCCGGTCGGGCCGCCGGTGCCGCGCCCTTTCCCCCCGCACTCGGCTGAAGGAAACCGGCGTCACTGGCCTTGCTGAGCGCGTCAGTGAGCGCCTGCTGGTCGGTTTGCATGATGGCCAGCACGTCCGCCCGGGCGACGTCCGGATGATGCCGGGCGAAGGCCGCCTGCGCGATTGCCGCCATCGCCGACATAAAGCCGGAACCGGCCATGGCCATCACTTGCGGCAGCGGCTTACCTGTTGCCTCTTCGACGCCGAGCAGCGCCTCCATGTCGAGCACCAGTGTAAATTGCCGCCCGTCCGCCAAGACAAGCGCCGCTTCACCCTTGATCGGGTTTGTCATGCGTCAGACCTCAGGGCGTCGGAGTCGAGTAGGCGCCGGAGGACACCAGCGTGTTGATAGCGAAGGTCACAGTCGCCTCCATCTTGCCATCAGCTTCGACGGTGCCCTTGTCATAGGTCAGGATGACGCCCTTGAGATCGTACTGCCAGGTCGGCACGCCAAGCTCCGGGATGACAAGCCGAAGATAGCGCTCGTCACCATCGGACAGCGCACCTTCGATTGCCACATCGGTGTCCGAGCCAGGACGGAAGTTGAGCGTGATTTCGATCTCGCCCGGATCGATCATGCCGCTGGTGTACTGCCGGCGACGGTTCGGCGACTTCAGATGCGTCGTCTCGACCCGCTCGCCAGTGTCGGACGGGAGCGAGAACGAAACCACCTGCACCAGCTCTTCAAGATTTCCAGCAGTCGCATCGCTGGAAAGGTGCACTTCGCCGTTGTAGCCGGTGGAGGGCTTCTGGGTTTCGGCCATGTCAGTTTCTCCTACGCAAGTGAGTGTTCGATCAGCAGGTCTAGCGAGAGCCGGTGCACAAATCCGACGGTGGTATCTTCGCCCAGGTCGCGGGGCCCTTCGGCCTTACCGCGGCCGAACTGCACGCCAGACACCGTAGCGGGCTCGGCAACAGCGGCGATTATGGCCTCGGCGGCGGTGCGGGCCGCATTGTAGGTTGCAGCAAAAACATCGACCTGCACTCGCACTTCGCGGCTTGCATCATAGCCGCGCAGATGCTGGGGCCGCAGATCGGTGACGGTCTGCATCCGGCCATAGGGCAGGGCCGTCGCCTGCGGCACCACGTTCCAGAACAACCGGTCGCCCAATGCTGCAACAACCCCGGCGTTAGCCTTGAGCCGTGCATGAAGCGCCGTCTGCAGGTTCGCCATGTCAGCCCTTCTTCGCGGCCCGCTTGCGCGCCCGCTCGGTCGTTCGATCAATTTCGTCGCGCAGCACATCGGCCACTTGCGCGATCACGTTGTCCGCCTCTGCATCGGCAGCGGGCCGCATGAACGGCGCCGCCGGCATGTTGACCGTGCCGAACTCTTGAAACGCGCCGACACCACCTTCTTCCCGTCCGGTGGGGCCCGTCAGCATCTCGATCCCGCTTTCACGCAAGAACCTGCCGCCAGCCCCGCGCCGTGCTCGGACCTTCTTGGTCGTGATGCTGTCCCGCAGCTTGCCGGTGTCTTCCGGCACCAGCTGCTTGGCCCTGGTCTCGATGGCAGACAGAGCTTTGCGCATTCCGCGTTGCACTGCATTCTTGCCCGCCGTGGTGCGGCCGGTCAGCTGCTCAAGCTCGACCAGCGCTTCTTCGAGGCCGCCGAGCCCTTCGAGCTTCATCTCCATCTTCATGGTCAGACCGCCATATCCGGATTGGCCACAGCCACGAATTCGACGGTCCCTCGCTGGGGGCTGTCGCGCACGACACCCCGCACGTCCCAGATCATGCCTTCGGCGATCAGACGGTCGCGCAGCTGCACCTTGCGCGTGACGTCGCTCGACAGCGCCTGAAACGTTGCAGGCTGCATGCCCTGTTCCATGGCTGCCTGACGCCGCTCGTCGCCGCGACCATAAATGATCGCGGCCAAGACCTGTCCGATTTCCGCCCAGGTCTCGATCGGCTCGCCGTAGTCATCCTTGATGCTCGTGGCGCGCTGGATGATTACCAGCTTGTTCCGCTGGCCTGCCGGACGCCGCATCAGATTACCGGCATCCGGTAGGCGCTGCACAACTGGCGGAAGCCCAGCGGGATCTCGCCAGAAATAGTGCCGGTCACCACGGTTTCACGGTTCAGGAACAAGTGCGCCGCGAACATGCGGACAGCCTGCAGTAATGCCTTAGGCCGTTCAGTCGCTGCAAACCCCGCATCAAACGTGATTTCAACTCCGGCCGCCACACCTTGCGGAGGCCTACGCCCGGGCTTCAGCGCAATCTCGTCGCGCCGCACGATCCGCCAGTCAGCCTGATTGCCGGTCACCTGATTGCCGTTTGCATCCAGCCAGGAAATCGCATTGATCGCGGTCACCGGCCAGACGCCGAGCCGGACGGTCGAGGGAAGCTCTTCCCCGCGCCACACCAGATCGGACAGCGGCCCAAGCCGGACACCGCAGTACTTTTCCACCATGTCGATAGCCGCGTCGCGATAGATCTCGATGATCGGATCGAAGTCCGTTTCGATCACTCCCAGATGCTGGCGCAGATCCGTCAGCGGAACGATGGCCTCGCCATAGTCGGCAGGCAGGGCAAAGGGAGCAAGTTCGAACTGCATCTTGCCCTCTCGCTATCGGTCCCGGGAAGAAGAAGGGCCGGACGTCGCCGCCCGGCCCATCAATTTGTTGCCAGCTTCCGTCAGACGATTTCGTCGACGGTTGCGGCACCATTCGCGCTGGCGACATCCTTGACCGGATCCAGCCCAAGCACGATTGCGCCGGCATCCGAGGTCGCAGTGCCGACCGTGATGCTCAGCTGCACGTGGGTGAAGCCGTTGTTGATGTCGAGTTCGTTGGCGAAGAGGTTGATCACCGCCTGCTTGTCGCTGTCGGCGCCGGCCTGCGTCAGCTGGGCGATCGCCTTGCCGGTCACATCCTTGGCACTAGCACCCGCAGCCGAGGTGGCCTGCTGGATCTTGGCGTCGAGTGTGGCCGACGAACCGAGCGTCCCAGCCTGCACCACAGCCATGATGGCGAGGAACTTGGACATGTCGATCCACCCGGTGGTGTAGGTGCCAGTGGTGTAGGCGTCGGGGTCGATGTTGCCGACCACCGCAACGCGATCGGAAGGCTTCACATTGCTGTTCATGATTGATCTCCTCGGATCAGAATGAAAAGGGGAGAGGCGGAGGCTGAAATTTCAGCCCCCACCCGATCAGCGCGCTTCGAGCGTGACGAAGTGCGACTTGGTGTTCGACCCGCCGTTGGCCGGTGCAACCGGCGCCGAAAGCACCGGCTGACCGCCAATCCGGAAGATCCAGCGGAAGGCGCGGACGTTGTAGTCGAAGAACAGGTGAATGCTCTCCTGCAGGCTGACGCCATTGGCCTTGCGGAACGCCTCGTAGCCGTTGGGGTTGACGAACTGGATGTCGCCCAGATCGCCCAGCTGGTCGCAGTGCTCGGTGAAGATAACCGGGCGGCCCAGCACCGTGCCACCGGGAGCGACTGCGAAGTTGGGCTGCCACAGGGGCTGGCCAGCAGTGCTCTCGAGGATCATCAGCTGCGGCATGACGTCGCTATTTGCCAGCCAGACAGCATTGGTCGGCATCAGCATCCGCGAATACATCTTGCCGATGTTCTTTGCGTTGACCGTGTCGGCGGGCTGGCTGCCTTCCTTGTTGACGGTGACCAGCGCGCCCGACTTCATCCAGCCCAGCGGCTTGCCGACCCCATCGCCGTTGACGAAAGCGTCGACAGCGGTCCAGCGGATCGCGGCAGGAGCCTTGCGGGTGAGGTAGTTGGTGAGGCGCGGAGCATCCTCGAGCAGTTCTTCCGACGCGTTGACGAAAGCGTAGCATTCGTGAAGTGCCGTTTCGCGAGGGGTCAGGTCCAGCTTGCTCGACGTCATCTGGTCTGCCTCGCTACGCCAGTAGGCCTGCACGCCGGTGGTGCCCCAGGGCGTGGTCTCGTCACCGAGGCCCTGCACCTTGTTCTTGCTGGTCGGCTCGGGCGAGATCAGGTTCATGATCTCGTCAGTGTCGCCAAACACCAGATCGACGATTTCCTCGCGGAATTCTGCGGGGACCAGGAAGCTACCCGCCTGATCGCCCTGCTCGGTGTGGACGTTGGTCGGAGCCGACAGGCGATCATCCAGGCGGAAGTTTGCACCGGCCGCGGGGTTGGCATTGCGCACTGCCATGGCAAACTCACCGAGGCTGGCGAAACCGTCGCTCGAGGGGTTCGGATTGCGCGGCCGCGCAGGAACGGTCGGCGCCGGAGCAGCAACCGGATCGGCACCGATAAGAGCGGTGCGCGATGCAAGGTGGTCGAGGCGTTCGATGTTGGCAAGCTGACGGGTCAGGGCCGCATCATCGGCATCGTGCTCGGCCTGCTCTTCGGCAGTCAGGTCACGGTTTTCGGACATCGCCGTCTGCAGGCGAGCTTCCATGCGCGCACCGGTTTCGCGCGCTTCCTTCTTCAACAGGGCGAGAGCCATGTCTTTCTCCTTGGTTGGCAAGGGCGCGCGCGCCCACGAAAAAAGCCCCGAGGTCACCACCCCGAGGCCACGATCACCCGATTGGTTACGGGAATTCAGATCTGCGCCAGTTTCCCGCGCAGCGCGGCCTGCTGCCGCATCAGTCCAAGGCGCGCGCGCGGCGTCGAATACTTCGCCACCACCTCGCGCAGCGTCATCACGCCATCGATGATTCCGCGCTCCGCCGCCCGGCGGGCACTAAAGACCTCGCCGGTGCCGTGGATCGCAGGTACCTCGCTTACGCGGATGCCGCGCCCGCGGGCAATCGCGGCGTTGAAGTCCTGCGCCATCTCGTCGACCTCGGCCTGCATCTCGGCCCGGTCTTCGTCCGAGAGCGGGGCATAGGGATGGGCGGCGACCTTCTTGGCGCTGCTGGCGATCAGCGTGGTCTTCATCCCGATCTTGTCTTCAAAGCCGGAATTGTCGACATGCCCGGCGCGAACGCCGACCGAACCAACCTGACCGCTCGGCGTGGCGTAATAGGCGCTCGCCTGCGTTGCGATCCAGTGCGCCGCGCTGAAGGAATACTTGTCGGCAACCGCGATCACCGGCTTGGCTTGACGTGCCTCGAACACCGCGTCGCCCGCTTCCCGCGTTCCCCAGACGAGACCTCCGGGCGACATGATCTTGAGCACAATTGCGCCGACACGGTCATCAGCCGCCGCCTCGCGGATTGCCTGGGCGAAAGCCTCGGTCGAGGTTCCGCTCCAGCTGCCCGAGGGCGAAAGCGGCCCCATCAGCGGCATGATCAGTGTCGCGCCTTCGCGCACCGGATCAGACGGCTTGGCCGCGGCGCTGCCGCTTCCCGCGAACAGCGTGGCCAGACCCGCAGGCAGCCGGGCGGCTATCGCCTCGCTCTGGAGCAGTTCGGCAAGCGCCTCGGGCTGCATCGCCCAGATCGCGCGGGCGGCTGCGACGTCACGCATCGTCATTCTCCATGATGTCGGCAATCGAGCATCGATCGCGCGGTCTGGTCCTGCGGCGCGGTCTGGCCGCCGCTCGCGCTGTCCGCCGCGCGGTTGCTGTTGAGCGGCTCGCGCGGATCATCGGCCCACGGTTCCGGGATAGCCGGCAGGCCGAACCAGTCAACGCGCAGATCGTTGGTCGAATGCGTTCCCGCCGTCCGCGCCAGCACGGCGTTGCGGAACTGGGTCGCACTATCGCCGCGCAGCAGCCCGTCGAGGTTCATCTTGAACGACCAGCGCGCACGCTGGTCCGGCGTCATCAGCCGCTGGCGCACCGCCTGCTCGATGCGCCGCGTCCAGGGCCGGATCGAATACTTGACGAAATCGAGCGCTTCCTGCTCGTGATTGGCCTTCGCTCCACCTTCCTCGCCGACAAGCGATTTCGGAATATGCCAGTACCGCGCCAACTCCAGCGTGCGCTGCTTGATCAGCTCGGCAAGCTGGGAATCGGTGTTGTTCGAGGCAACGTCCTTGAACGTCAGGCCCTGCTCCAGCACCGGGATCTTGCCACTGCGCCAGCTGGCGATGCTCGACTTGAGCCGGGCGATGGCCTCGTCGGTCAGCTTGTCCTCGGTGGTCAGCAACCCCGCGAGGCGAGCCCCGTTGGTAAAGAAGTCGCGGCCCTGACTTTCCAGTGCCAGCGCAAAGTCAATCGAACCCTTTGCCATCCGCCAGGGCGTGAGCGGACGCGCGGTGCTGTCGGCCAGCCCGGCAAACCAGAACACATCCTGCGGACGCAGCACCCGCATCGGCCCCCGTTCAGGGGTGTAGCGGATTTCGAAATCGCGGTCTTCCCAGTCGACCTCGGTCCGCACCGGAGTGAGCGGCCACATTTCCACGCCGACCGGCGAAGACACCGGCTCGGCGAAGGCAATCCCCGCCAGCGCCGAACGGAACGCCATCGAGGACCAGAACTCGTCGCCGGTCTGCAAGCGGTTTGGCGCATCGACCACCAGCTCGCCGATCGGCATGAAGGGATCATGTTTTCCATCCGGCCCGCGGAATTCCCGCGGGAGACTGCCGGCGATCACCGCGATCAGGCTGCAGCAGAAATAGACCGCCGACACCTTGGCCGCCGCCTCGGCGCGATCAGCCGAGCTCATCGAGGTAATGTTCGCCCACCACTCGTCGGCGAACATGTCCTTGCCGTTGGTGTTGATCGGCCCGCTAGTCGGATAGTTTGCCCCGGCCTGAGGGCGAACAAACGGCACGACAGATCGCGAACCCTGTGCCGCCCACATCGCCTCTTTCGCCGCTGCTTGGGGCGAGAGGTTGTAACCGGCAAGGCTCATACGATCAGAATACCCCGCTCTTCATAGACCGACCGTTGCAAACCGGCCGCCACCGGGCCCAGCTCGAGCATCTGCACCGCGTTGAGCATGGCGATCAGCGGGTCGATCTTGGCGACCCCTGCTCGCTCCTTGGCGATGTACAGGTTGCTCCCGCGTAGTTCGGCTTTCGCGTTGGACACACACCAGGCCATCAGGCGGCTGCCACCGTGGCGCAGCATCCCGTCGACCAGTTTGAATTCGACTGTCTTGATCGTGCCGGTCAGGCCGACACCTTGACGCACCGAGGCGATCGAACCGCCTTTGCGCGTCACTTCGTCGTAAGGTTCGAAGCCCCCGGCGACGAGCGCCTCGAGCAACCCGCCCATGCCCCAGGCATCGACTCCTAGTGCGCCAACCTCGGGCATCTTTCCCGTGGCTCGCAGCTCGACCACTCGCTGGGCGACGAGATCGACCATTTCCTGCGCGGTGTCGGTCAGGGTCAAATCGCCGTCGTCGGCGAACCCTTGCAACATCGAGGCGATGTCCTTGCGCCGGTCGAGCACCACTTGCCGGGCATAAGCATGGCACCAGGCAAACCAGATACCGGTCCCGGCCTCACGCCCTGCCACGGCCAGCCCGAACAAGTCGTCAGCGCCGCCGTAATCGATTCCGGCAACGATCACCTCGCACCGGTCAATCAGCTGCTCAAGCGTCAGCCCGGGCTCGGTTGCATCTTCCCAGTAATCGGCCCCCATCCAGCGGTCACGCCGCAAGCGCAGCCCGATCTCGACGTTCAGGTTCTTCGCCAGGAAGATCTGCAAGCCTTCGCCGTCGCCGCGCTGCTCCTTTGCCAGCTCGCCTTCGAGGTATTCGGTGGTGACCGAGCGCCCGATATGGGGGTTGGTCACATAGAAATTCGCCGGATCGAGGAACGCCTGCTCTTCGATCATGTCTTCGGGCCACTCGTAGAGCACGCCCAGCGTCTCGGGATCCTCGATCTCGCCGTCCCGCACATCGCGGAAATAGGCCAGCTCGGTCTTGAACACGCCCGCCGGCGGCTCGTCCGAGTGCGTCGTGACGTAGAGCACAAAGCCCTCGGGCCGGGCAGCAAGCCCACCTAGCGCCTCGCGCAGCATTGCCGCCGACTTCGGCTTCTTGCCGAACAGCCAGAGCTCCTCGACCAGCACCATGCCGGCCTTCTTGCCCGAGGCCGTGTCGCTGTCCGCCGCGATAATCTTGAGCTCAGCCCCAGTGACCCGGTGCCTGATCGTGCGGCGGTTTTCGATGATGTGCAGGAGCTTCGTCAGTTCCGGATCCGCGCGAACCATGCCGCACGCCGGAGCAAACGAGTTGCCCGCAATCTCGATCGTCGGCGCGAGGATCATCAGCTCGGCATTGTGCCGCCAGTTGATGATCAGCGCGGTGAGCATGACGCCCGCCGCGATCGTCGACTTACCGTTCTTCTTGCTGATCAGCAGCATGAAGCGCCGGATCAGCCGTCGCCCGGTCTTCGGATCCTCGGCCCCGAAGATAGCCGCCACTAGGTCGATGACCCGCTGGTCCACCACCTCGCCGAGCGTCGGCCAGGTCTCGTCCTTCTTGCGCGGCAGGTCGGTAACCTGCAGGCTGCAGAACACGCCGAGCGCATCCTTGGCCTTGTTCGGAAACAGCGGCGCCAGCGGCACCAGGCTGTCACCGGCCACGATCCGCTCGCGCCAGTCAGGGCAAGCGGTCGACCACTTCACGGCGATCGTCTCACTGCATCAGCAGCGAAGGAGCCTCACGCGGAGCAAACCGCCCGCCCACGTTGCCGGCAGCCTCGCGCTGCTGTTCCTTCTTTCCCTTGGGCGCAGGCGTCGGCGCGGTTCGCGCTTCGACCTTGTGGCTGACAGCCTTGAGCTGCTCGCCAGCAATCATGCCGGCCAGCGCCTTCTCAGCCGCGACATTGCCGTCCTGGGCAAGCCGATTGAGGCGGATCATCTGGTGACCCTTGAACTTCAAGGCGGCCAACTGGCGCTCGCCGATCTCGGCGCGGTAGTGTGCATAAAATGCCCGCCGCGACAGACCAAGGGCTTTGGCGACAGACATCACATCATGGCCGCAGACAAAAAGCATGTTCACAAAAGCACGCGTTTCTGCGGTTGCGACGTGCGGCGGCCGACCGGGGCCCCGCACTTGGGGCATCGGATTGCCGAACAGGTCGAGCTCAATCGTCTCACCCATGTGCAAAAATTCCTAAGCCCAGAAAAAAGTCTACGAATGAGAGGGACGGCGGTCTGGAGCACTTCAGCCTCACAGACTTTCGACCACCCCCCCTTACCTTGCACCGCCCTTCGCCGATCCTGACACGCGAGCCAGCTTCGCCCGCGCAGTCTTCGCGTTATGACACCCGCCGCAGTACCACTTCGCCCCTTCGAACGGGGGAAAGTCCGGTCCACCATCCCGCCGCTCGATCACATGATCGAGTATCAGCTTGTGCGCGGACCCGCAGACACAGCACCAGACGCCGCCATGCAACCGTCTGGTCTGTTCCTTGTGCGCCTTGCGATAGTTCCGCCACTCGGACGAAGCGTAGAAGCTCTCTACCTTCTTTGGCAGCGCCGCCACCCGAGAAGGTGCGCGGCCGATCCGGCTTGGCAATCGGTTGAGAGCCATTGAAGATTAGCCGCGCCAGTGGTTCAGGGAGAGAGGAGACATCTGGACCGGCGCCGCAACAGTATCAAGGGGGGAGTCTTGAAGACGGCGCCGGTCCTGCGCCTCAGCCCAAACGCACGCGCTCAGGCTATCGACGCGATAGCCCGCCCGCAGGGGGGAGAGGAACTACGATATTTTGGGGGGAGGATTAATCCCCCGTTGACAGCCGCGAAAGCCTAGCATTTGCGCGCCCTTCAACGGGGGAGAGACCCGTCATCATAACCAAGGCGGCGCGCATTCCACTGCGCCAGCACCCCGCGCCAGTGCCGCTGCGGCACCCCGTTCACCCGGCACACCAACATGCAAACCGCCTGCCGATAGGCCTCACGCAGCCGCCTTGCCGTGCGCGGATAACCGATGCGCTGCCGCATCCTGGCCCAATCTATCGGCTCACCGCGCCACAAGTGGAACGACGCCGCCCACAGGATCGACCGATCCATGGGATCAGCCAGCAGCTCCATCCATCCCAGCAGCTGCTCATACCGCGTGACCTCGATCGCGCACAGCGGCGTGCGAGGGCGCAGGCTGTCGATCTTGCGTACCAGCAGCTCGCGCCCCGCCTCATTCACGATCAGCGTCTCGGATGCCTCAGCCCGGCCGGCAGCATAATCACTGACCTCCGCCTGGGCGAGATGCCACGGCCCATCGCTTGCCCAGGGCGAGGTCGCCAGCGACCGCCCCTCGGCCTTGGCCCGCCATTCGAGATCGCGCAGCTCGGCCAACGCCTCTTCCATCGCCTCTGGCGTCGGAACCCTCGAAAGCCGCAATCCGGAAGGCTCACGGAAGGCTGCATTTTTGAAGCTTTCCTCATATTCCATAAGGACTTACCTCTCTATTTCTCTCTCTGAAAAGGGTAAATGGAAGGAATGGAAGGGAAATTGAGGGTGAGGGCGCTGGGATTTGCATTGCACTTCTCACATGGCAGACCCCGCAAAACCCTTCCGCCCCTTCCAAACGCAAACAACCCCGCGAAATCACGCAAGAAATTTCCTTCCGACCGACTGAAAACACGCCTTCCGCCACTCACCCGCGCGGAAGGCCCTGCGCCGCCATCGTGAGCGGCAAGCCTTTGATATTGCGAGCCTACCAGTCATCGCCCGGTACCCAATCGGGATGGTCGCCAGTAGGCCAATCCGGTCCGTTTTGCGGGGTGTCCTGCGCGCCCGCCGCACCGCCCTCTGCAGGGCTATCAGGCCCGCTCCACCTTCCTTCGCGGATGGCCTCTGGATCAATGCCGTCGCGCAGCCGCAGGCCCAGCCACTTCATGCCGTCGCTGGCTTTCGAGACGAAACCCTTGTCCTGCATGCCCTTCTTGAACCCGCCGATCTTCCAGAACGCGCCGCCGGCCTGCTCGCACCAGGCCAGATAGGTGTCGTGCAGCAGCTTCGCCGCCACGCGCATCGGCCGGTTGGGCAGATCGTCGCCCACCTCGCAGCAATCGTGCAGGAAGCGCCCCAGCTCGTCGCTCTGGTCACGATAGGCCTCGGTCGCAAGACGCACCTGTTCAGGCTCGATCAGCCCGTGTTCGCGCCAGTCGCAAAGGCCCTCGAGCAGCCGGTTGAGGATGCCGCTCGCCTCGCCCTTGAGCTTGGCTGGCAGATCCCGGTCAACATCGGCGCGGTCCACCGTCACCGCCCAGGGCACCAGCTGCATCCGGCGCCAGATGCCGTCGGAATTGTCCTTGATGTCGGGCTTGTGGTTTCCGCTGATCGTCATCTTGAAGTCGGGCAGGAAAGTGAAGAAGCCCTTGTTCAGATGCCGCGCGTCGACCGGGTCTCCCCCGGTTACCATCTTGATTAGCCCTTCGTTCAACTTCGCACCACGCTCCGGCTCGGAAACGCGCAGGAATCGCACCCCGGGCAGGCGCGCGAGGTCGGGCGTGGCCTGATCGCCGCGCCGCTTGATGCCATTGTCGAGGAAGCTCTCGATCGGGATCGATCCGGCATAATCGCCCGCAATATGGGCGATCGCCTCAACCGCGGTGCCCTTGCCGTTGCGGCCTGAGCCATAGAAGAACGCCAGCTTCTGATCGCCGATGTCGCCGGTCAGCGACAGGCCGAACCATTGGTGGATGAAGCGCCGCATGATCGGATCGGGCTGCACCTTGGCGATGAAGGCATCCCACACAGGCGCCTCTGCGCCCGGCGCATACTTCACCGGTGCCAGCTTGGTGATCAGATCCTCGCGCCGGTGCGGTTCCTTGACGATCTTCCAGCCATCGACCTTCCAGTCCGATTTGCCCGCCGCGATTTCCTCAGGGCTGCGCTTCACGCTCCGCCGCTTCAGCCGCAGCGTGCCATTGAGCACGTTGATCGCCATGCGGTCGGCATCGAGCTTGTCAGGCTCGATCGCGATGCCGGGGAAAGAGCGAGCGATCTTGGCCACCGCGCCGAGTTTGCCGTTCGCTTCGCAGGCCTTGGCATAGGCCGCGATGGCACCGGACCATAGCTGGCGCGACGACGGCGCGGTCGAGAAAGCCCGGTCGCGGACCTTGCAGTTGGCGATGAATTCGCTCGCCTCCTCGACCGCCTTGTCGCTGTCAACCGAGGGCACGCCATCCGGGCCGGAGGGAAATTGCGAGCGGATCGCCCGCTCGAGCGCGCCCCAGCCTTCGGTGGTCCGGTTCATCGCCCAGATCTGGAAGTTCTGCAGCTTGACCCCGTCGAGTTCCTCGGGATCCTCGCAGCCGAGCGCCGCGATCAGCGCAGCCTCATTGCGGATCGCGCGCACGGTGAGGAACACCGATTGCATCACCTCGGCAGGCAGGGTGTCCTTTTCCTCGGACAGCAGGCGCCAGCGCCGCGCGTCCCACATGAACCACCCGATCTTGTCGCAGAAGCGGAAGTCATCGCCATAACGCAGCCGCCAGCGCTCGGCCGTTCCGAGATCGGTCAGCGGCAGACGCGCCGCAGCAAGATCGCGCGGCAGATCGGGCGCGGCGGTAATCCCCCGAAAGGTGCTTTGCTCTGACATGGCTCAGGCGGCCTCATAATCCGAAGCGCGCTCCAGACGCTTGCGACAGGGACTGATCCATTCGAACTCGGTCGCAACCTCACGATCAGGCATCCCGTTGATCCAGACCAGCCAGCAATAGGCCGTCGCGGTCGATCCCTCAGGCGCTAAGCGGCCCTTGTGCATCACTACACGCTCGGCGAACTGGAGAATGTGTGTCGGGGGATTGATGCTGAACAGCTGAGCCCAGCGCCCCACCGATTCCAGAAAGGCGCTCCGGACAATCACGGCAAAGCCACATGCGCTGCTTTCCGCCATCCGGGCGATGAACTGCTCGGCAAGCCGGAAAGGGGGATTGGTGATCGTCCAATCGACCTGCGCCGGAGTAGGGCCGAACAGATAATCGGCAACCGGAAAGCCGACACCATAATCGTGAACGTCGGCCGGCAGCACGTTCCGAAAATACTCGCTCAGCGGCGCGACCATGTGACCGCGATTCGCAGCAGGCTCCCGACAATTGCAGTTTTCAAGAATCTCGCCCTGATCGCGGAGCCACTCGCACAGCGCCCGCGTCGCCCAAGGCGGCGTCGGGAAATCATCTAAGCTGCTGTGAGGCTCACTCCGCTGTTGCATCACCGCCGAAGATCGATTCTGGCTCACGCCGCTTCCCCCATTTCCACCCGCGCCCGTTCCTTGACCCTCGGCAATCCGCCGACCTCGAGCAGCGCCTTGACCCGCGCACCCGCGCCGGCATCGCATTCCAGCGTCACCCGCTCGCCCAGACCGCGCAGGCGTGGCAGGGCAGCGCCCCAATCCAGCACCCACACTGCGCGACCTTCGGCCCGCAGCCACTCCAGCGGATCAGCCACCAGCTTGACTGTAACGCGCCGCTCGCGGCCCCAGGCATCCGCCTCGGCAGCGCGGATCACGTATTCGCCCAGGCACCAGCCTTCGCCGGACCGCCGCGCGACCTGATCAGGATGCGACGTCGAAACCGCCGCAACATCAGCCAATTCACCGCCCTCAGTCATCGCCAGGAGCAAGCGGCCGTCCGGCCCCTCGGGCTCCCAGCGCTCGCCGGACCGCGACAGATGCACCCGCGCCGCACCGATCAGGCACCGCGCATTCAACTCTGCGACGAAGCGACCCGGAACACCCAGCGCCTCAAGCCGCTGGCAGGCCCGATAATCCAGAGGCCGCGCCACCAATTCGCCCGCCAGATCCGACGCGGTGTCGAACAGTGGGGCGGGCAAAAGCGCCTGCGGCGCGCCCAGCACCTTCGCCTGCAAATCGGAAATGCGCCCTGCCGCCATCACGCCGCCCTCCGCAATCCGCACAGGCGCTGCCCGCAGCGGTCCGCCTCGACAGCACCCACTGACCGGTCGCACTGGTCGCACCAGCGCCGCTCGGGCAGCTGTGGAGCGCTGTCCGCTTTTTCGGCCCGCCTTGGCATATGCAGCACCACCACTGCCTCGGCCCGCACCTTGGCAGCCGGACGCGCGCCATAGCGGTTGCCCGAATGGCCCAGCGTGCGCAGCCCGAGATCGGCGATCCGCTTGTTCAGCGTCGCCCGGCAAAGACCCAGCGCCGCAGCAATCTGCCGCCGCGAGCGTCCCTCAAAAATCATCTGGCGCAGCTGCAGATCGAGCGCGGCCCAGTCGTGACGAACCGCGCTCACGCCGCCCGTCCTTGTCGGCCTACCGCTGCGCTGCTTGAGGCCGCCACATCCCGCAGCTTGCACCACGCGCTCTGGCACCGCTTGGCCTTGTCCGGCGAAACCAGCTTGTCGCACTGGTCGCAGAACTGGTCGCCCTGCGCGCGCCGGTCATAGCGGTCGCCGAACGCCGCCGCGGCCCCGCCGACTGGCAGAGGCAGTGGGGTCGGTGAGGGACGGTCAACATCCGCCCCGACGCCCGCCCTAACACTGGCCATCGCCTCGCGCAGGACGAAGGACATGGCGACGGTCCGACCAACGCCGGATCGCGCCATCTCCTCGAGCGCGGCCGAGCGCCACTCACCCTGCGTCCTGGTGCGCAACACCGTGATCAGACGCGACAGTGCCTCGTCATCGATCACCCCGTCGCCGGTCTTGCCGGCACACACCGAGACCAGTCCCGGAAAGATCGTCCCGGCGTAGTGCAGCACCTTGCCCTTGAAGGCCTCCGCCATCAGCGTCATCGCCAGCTCGGTCGCCGCAGGCCCTTGCGACTTCCACGCCTGCCGCAGACCGCCGATGTTGGCGATCTGGCCGGGCTGCCAGAACAGGGGGTTGGTGTGCGGCGCAAGGCTCAGCCCCGCGCGCTCCATCGCCGCCCCGATCGCGATGCAATCCGCATCGCCCGCCACCAGTGCGGCCCGGAACTTGTCGATCGCATTGACCGGACGCCGCCGGTCATTCAGATCGTTGAACAGCTGCGCCTCTTCAACGACATCGCTGAATTCCTCGATCAGGCAGGGCAGCTGCTGAATATCGCCGCGCAGCTTGGCCGCGGCGAGCCGGTGCTGCCCGTCGACCACGAACAGCCGGCCATCGCGGCGCGACACGGTCAGCACCTGGGCGCGGCCCCAGTGCCAGTTGAGCGCGATGTCGGCAATCAGCGCCTGGCTCTCGCCATTCTCGATCGAGCGCTGGTAGCGCGGATCGATCTCGAGCTGATCAGGCAGGCAATACTGCATCACCGCCAGCGTGCCGCGCGCCGGCTGCATCGTCTCGCGCGAGAAGGTCTTGGGCTTCGACATCAGACCGCCTCCGAATTTGCTTCAAAGGCATCAGCCAGCGTCGGATGCGACCGGGTCGGCCACGGCCCGTGATAGGCGCGCGGACGATCGACCATCTCTTCCGCAACGACCCTGACGAAATCCTTGGCCAGATCGAACGCCCGCAGCGCCGCATCGAGCTCGTTACGCAGACCCTCGGCCTCGGCGCGGGTCAGCAGCCTCGGCTTGTCCACGCAGTATTTGCGCTGCTCGATCATCAGCACCAGCGGCCCCGCGATGCCGAAGCGCGCATCGCCATTCGGCATCGCCACCGCGCGATAGATCCGCGGATTGCCGGCAAAGGGATAATTGTCGGGCTGCACGTTCATGGTCAGACCCTCATCGGCATCAGGACGCAGAAGAATGCCGTGTCCGCCGGATCGCGCAGGGTGCACGGATCGCCGGCGGTATCGTCCCGCGGCCACTGGAAATCGATTTCCTCGCCGGTAAAGCCGGTCAGGCAGTCGACCAGATATTCCCCGTTGAAGCTCGCAATCTTGTGACCGGCCGGAAAGCCATGCTCGGCCGCGACATCGACATGCGCCCCGCCGAGATCGTGGCACTCGAGCGAAACCCTGATGCCAGCCTCGCGCGCATCAAGCCGCACCGCCCGCGTCCGCGTCGTGGAAAACGGCGTCAGCGCCCTGATCGCCGCCAGCAGCTCGGCGCGGTTCATCCGGACCGAGCTTGCCACACCATTCGGGATCACCCGCGCGTAATCCGGATAGACCCCGTCGATCAGCTTGCTCGTCAGCGTCAGCCCGAGCCCGCCAGCGCTGCCGGCAAAGGCAATGCGCGGCGATCCCTTGGCCTCAGGGGCAAGAGTGTTTTCGGGCCGGTTGGGCAATCCCGCACGGCCATAGCTGAGCCGCACCGCGTCCTTGCTCTTGGCAAAGTGCTGCATCACCTTGAGAATGAAGCGCCGCGGAATGATCGTGCGCGGCGGAACATCGCCCTGGGCGCCGGGCAGCGGAACATCGACGATCATCAGCCGGTGCCCGTCGGTCGCTACGAAGCGCCACAGCCACTCGCCGATGCGCTCCATCGCGATACCGTTGAGGTAATAGCGCCTCTCTTCGAGCGAAATGGCCGGCATCACGCGGGCGATCTGCGCCAGCTCGGCCGCACCGAGATCGCACCCGAACTCTTCGACAGCGATCACTTTCATGACCGGAAACTCGTCAGCGGGCAGGGTGTTGATGCTGGCCGAGAGCGCGCCGCTGGCGATCTGCACCCGCGCATCCTTGCCTTCTCCGGCAAAGGCCAAGTCAACCGTGTCGCCGCCGACCTGCTTGATCGACCGCGCCACCTGCTTCGCGCCGCGCAGCGCAAAGGGCGCCAGCCCCACGCCCGAATAGGGCATCTCGACCACGGCAGAGGTGTCGAGATCGGTCGCGTCGAGACGCAACTTGCCATTGGCCGTGACCTTGATGGTCTCGAGGATCGGGATCCGCGCATGACGGTCGGCGACGCTGGCGGCAATATCGAGCGCACGGGTGAATTCCCTGCGATGGGCAGTCATGATCTGGCTCATCTGTTACTCCCCACGTTATCGGAACCTGTCGATTTCCCGGCATGCCTGCCGGTCAGGATGGTCACTTTCGGCCCGTGCTGCGCACCGAAGGGTGCGGGCTGGATCGCGATCTTGCCCTCGGCCTCGAGCCGCTTCATCAGCCACCGCGCCCGCTCGCGCGCCTTGTCATGGGTCTGGCCCGTCACCGCCTCGGCCAGCTTGGCCCGCGAGGGGCAGGGCGCGCCTGCCGCTGCCGCTTCCACCAGCACGCGGTGCAGGATCAGCAGCTGGCTGGCGGTCAGATCGGGCATCACCTGCCGCGCCCGCGCGCTGGCGGTATCGACGCGCTCGATCAGGAACTGCCAGCGCCGCTGGTCCATCGGGTCACGCCGCTGAAAAGTGCGAACCTCGCCCGCATCCACCCACTGCCGCACCAGCGCCACCGCAGCCTCTTCGCGCGGCAGTTCGAACCCGGTCGCATAAATCGCCTTGGCCAGCGGAGCCGCGGTTTCGAACCACGCCTCAAGCTCGCTCACCGGCACCACCAGCGCCAGCGCAAAGGAAAAGGTTTCCGAGTTCTTGCCGCCTACCGCTGCGCTGCTTGAGGCGTGCTGCTGCGTCTGTGCGATCCCCCTCTGGCCCATGGTCAACCCACCTTTGCCAGACGGACCGATGCGGTCTCTTCCTCGATTGCCAGCGCCCGAAGCTTGACCAGCGCGGCCACCACCTCGTCGATGTCCTGCGCCAGCGCACCGGCCTCGCGATTGTCGATCTGGTCGTCAGCCAGCGCTGCCATCAGAGTGCGGGCCACATCGCCAAACTCGGCAGTGGCCTTCGCCATCTGCAAGGCGAGCGGGGCTCCCGAACCGGTCACCGAAGGCAGCTCGATCGCGACGTGGCCGAGCTCGGCGGCGAAGGCGGCGAGGATCTCGGCCTTGCCCCCGCACGCCAGCGCGGCCTCGTCCAGCTCGACCATGTGCTCGAGCGTCGGCAGATCGACATCGTTGCGATTGTTCCAGCGCCCGGCCTGCGAGGAGGACACCCCCGCCGCCAACGCCGCCCGCTCGATCCCGCCGACATGCTTGATCGCGCGGATCACGGCGAGCTTGATGAAGCCCCGCCGGATCATTCGCCCGCTCCCAGAATGGTCAGGACCGCCGGCCAGACGAAGAAGGTGTAGAGATCAGCCCCCACCGCGCGCGGATCATCGCCGTGGCAGGCGCGATGGCTGGAACGGATCAACCGCAGCGTCAGGCCACCGGCAAGGAAGTAGGCGAACGCAAAGCCAAGCCAGAATTCGATCATCGCGCACCCCTCAATCGAACACAGCCGCGCTGCCGGAAGGGCAGGCTGGAAGGGGACGGGAATCCGCCAGCGTCTTTCCCGCTGACAGGACAGGGCACGGCAGGGTAACCCCGACGACATGAGCCAGATCGATCGCCTCTTGAGCAACCTCGCCCGCCGGCCAGTTGTCCGGATCAGCGAGGAACGCCGCGAACTTCTCCAGCGTGGCGTCGGTCACCTTGTTGCCCGGATCGCGCAGGCGCTCGACCGTCTGGGCATGATTGGAAACGATGCTCGACAAAGCGCCGAGCGTGCGACCGGTTGCGCGCGACCAGGCCTCTGCTGCATCCAGCAGACGGTCTCGCAGGCGGGGGCGTAGCATTTGATCCATGCCGCGCCTTATGCGGGGTATAACCCGCACATGTCAACGGGCTATGTCCCGCTTTTTTCGCATTCCGATTTGCGGGATACGTCCCGTATGGCGCAAAACCCCGAAAACGCCCTTTACGATCGCATCGACGCTCAGCGCGAACAGCTGGGGATAAGCGCCCGCGAGCTGTCCCTGCGTGTCACCGGCAAGCCCGATCTGATCCGCGATCTTCGCCGTCGCGGTCATGCCCCCTCGGCCGACAATCTCGCCCGCATCGCCGAAGTCCTCGATGTCAGCGTCGACTGGCTGCTCGGGCGCAGCGCGAACAAGGCACCGGTCCTAAGCGAAGTCGCTTTTGCCGATCGTCGTCTCGATTGGAACGGCCCTAAACCGGATCTCGACCCCATCCCGCTGGTCGGCACCGGTGACTGTGCCACGATCCAGTTCGAAAGCGATGGCGGCCAGATGCTCGATGTCGAGCGGTGCAGCTTTAATGCCGATCACACCGTCCGCATGATTGCCCGCCCGCCCGCGTTGAAAGGCGCGCGCGATCTTTATGCCATCTACTTCCAGGGCGAGAGCATGATGCCCCGCTTCGAACCCGGCGAGGTTGGCATCGTCGATCCGACCCGCCCGCCCGGGCCCGGCGATTACGTGCTGGTGCAGCTCACCAACGGCGAGGAGGACCACGTCACCAGCGTCCTGGTCAAGCGCCTGGTCCGCACCACCCTGCGCGAAATCGTGCTCGAGCAGTTCAATCCGCCGGCCACCTTCACGGTCCCGCGCATCCGCGTCGCCCGCGTCCACCGAATCCTGCAGCAGACCGATCTGCTGTTCGGCTAACGCGATCCCGCGATCACAGCGAAGACAAGCAGGGCGGACAGCAGCAACGCGCACCCGATCGCCCATCGGCCGACCCGCGCAGCGAACTGCTCGGCTTCTGCGTCAAGATCGCGCGAGCTGCGATCCCCAGCAATTGGCCAGATTGTCACTTTCAATCTGACACCGAGGTGCCCCGACCGCCCATCCTTGCCGACAAAGGCGACCTCGGCATCGACGTCCTTGCCCTCGTCCAGCAGGGCACTCGTCAGCCACCCTTCGCGCGGAAGGTAGCCAATGGTCTGCCCGCGATGATTGTCCACCCTGATCGCCCGCGGATCGTAGGGATTGTCCGGCTCAGGCACCAGCAGCGCCTCTTTGCCCACCATCCCCTTGTAGATCGCGCCTTGGTAGTTCGATTCCCCGACGACAGCGACCTCGTAGGTGCGCCCGCTCATACGCAGTTCTTGAACTTGATCACCGATACCGGCGAATTCGCCCGCCGCACCTCGACCCGCGATCCTTTGCCATCAGGCACCACCGTGTAAACGACGCCCGTCATCCCGACCGCGCTCTTGATGCTGATCACGTAAGACCCGTCGCCGCGCGCGAAGGGCGCCGCCATGTTCTTCTCGCCGATGCAGAAGGCGACTTCCTCGGCTGATCGCGCCGAGGTGACAACCTCGTCTGCAGCCTCCGCCATGATCTCCTGCGTCGATGCGCAGCCCGCCAAACCCAGAACCGGCACCAGCCAAAACAGCTTACCCATTGATTGTGCTCCACGAATGCCTGCCGCACTTATCGCTTTTCGCCCCGGCAAGCGCAAGCAGGCGATTGAAGCGGGGTAAATCCCGCATTTGGAATTGACGCGGGATAAAACCCGCATTATTCCTCCCGCATCCAAGGGAGGAACCCATGACAGTTTCCCGTAAAACCACTGCCTACCAGCGGACCTTTGAGGTTTTCGCCACCTTCACTGAAGGCATGACGGTGCACGATCTCGAAGCACTGATGGAGCAGCAGAACGACAAGAAGGCCGCTTCGAAGCGCCTCAGCCAATTTGTCAAAGAGGGGCTGGCGGTGAAGCTGCCTCGGGCAGGCCGCGTTTCCCTCTACATTCCGACCGGCAAAGGCATCGCTGCCCGCAAACTCGAGACGCGCGATCCGGCCCGCGGGCGCAAGCGCTTGCCAGAGCAGCGGTTGACCGACCTCGAGCGCGAACTTGCTCGGCTCAAGGCCTTCGAAGAACGCGCGCTCAAGCGCCACCCAGACCTTGCTACGCCGGATCACATCCACGCCGCGAGAGAGCGCGTCTGTGCGATCCTTGACCGGAATGGCAGGACGGAAGCGGCCAAGCTGACCCTTGCCGGCATGCGTGACGACAGCAATGAAATGCTCGTCGCGATTGAGATGGCCGGTCCGGCTCTGGGATGCGCCGCATGACCGCGCCCGTCTCCCCCGCCACCATCGCCCGGATCGCCGAGGAGCAGTTCCGCCAGCGCGCCGCCGCCTTGAAGCGCGCGGTCGACAATGGCGACTGGCCGGGCGATCCCGCCAATGAAACCGCGCGCCTCTGGCTCGCCATCGCTGCTGCTGCCGGCGCGAAGCTGCCCGAGCTGCAGGTGCCGCTGATCTTCCCGTTGAACCGCACCGGCTCGATCATGGCGCACAACATCGCCGAGCCGCGCGCCTACCTCGGCGAGCTGGCCCGCGCGCGAGACGTCGCGCTCGCCAAGGCCGAGGCCAACCCCAAGGATCTGCGCGCCGAACAGAAGGCCCGCGATCTGATCGCGCTCGCCGAAGCCCTCGGCGCCCCTGGCGTCGATCACAGCCCCCGAGATCAGAGGAGCGCAGCGTGAAAGATAGCATTCTTCCCCGCATCGCTTGGGCTGCGTTCGGCCTCGGCACTGTCATCATCTGGACCCTCGCTATCATCGGTGCGGGAAGCATCGTGCCGTGACGCGCGCCGACCTGATCACCCTGATCCGCTGGGGCTGGGCCAATGATCGCGGCGGCCCGCTTGCCGTCACGCTTGGCTTTGCCGCCATCCCGATCTTTGCCCTCTTGCTGGAGAGCTTTCGATGAACCCTATGGAACGTAGTCGCGAACGCCGACCGATGAACCCAAGTCTGCGCCGGCACCACTTCGGCCCAGTGCAACCGATGCACGAGCCCAACTGGTTCGAGCGCTTGATCGATTGGGTGCGGCGATGAACTTGCCCATCTGTATCGAACGCGACGTTCCGCTGCCGGAAAGCAAGAAGCAGTATAAATACCCGTTCGCAGAAATGCAGATTGGAGACAGCTTTGCGATTCCATTGTCTGGCGAAATTGGCCGGCATGGCGAGGACTTGTCCGCATCGCGGTTGCGCAGTTCTGCGAGTACATTCGGTCGCGTGCATGGCGGACGTTTTATCGTTCGCATCGACAAGGTTGGTGGCTCAATCCGCTGCTGGAAGGTGGAATAATGAGCCCCACTCGCCGCCAAAAGCTGACCAGAGCGGCCGATCTGATCCGCGCCGCCAGCAACGCCGACAGCTTCGATGCCGAGGCGGTCAAGAACGCCCTGCGCGCCATGGGCGCCAAGATCGTCGATCAGCACACCAACACCTACTCGGTCCGCCTCGCCGGCGTCACCGCCAGCAGCACTTACGACAAGGGCGAGCACCTGCTGGTCCGCTGGGCCGCCAACGCCCGCGTCGCACTGGCAGAGGATCCCGCTAATGGCTGACAACACCCACATCGAATGGACCGAGGCGACCTGGAACCCGATCACCGGCTGTTCCGTCACCAGCCCGGGCTGCACCAATTGCTACGCGATGCAGCTCGCCGGCACCCGCCTCGCCGATCACCCGAGCCGCGCGGGCCTCACCCGCGAGATCAACGGCAACCACGTCTGGACGGGCGAGGTCCGGTTCAACGAGCAATGGCTGGACCAGCCCCTGCGCTGGAAGCGTCCGCGCATGATTTTCGTCTGCGCCCACGGCGATCTGTTCCACGAAAGCGTGCCCGACGAATGGATCGACCGGGTCTTCGCGGTGATGGCGCTCGCACCGCAGCACACCTTTCAGGTGCTGACGAAGCGCTCGGCGCGGATGCGGGAGTATTTCCGCGAGAGCGCGGACTGGCGCGCGGGCTGGCGCGCGCGCATCGCCGATCTGCTCAACGAATTGAAGCCGGGGCCACTCTGGAACGGCAACGTTTATCAGGGCTGGCAGAACCTGCACGGCAGACCGGACGGCCTCCCGAACGTCTGGCTGGGCGTCTCGGTGGAAGACCAGCAGCGCGCAGACGAGCGCATCCCCGATCTGCTCGCCACCCCCGCCGCCGTCCGCTGGATCAGCGCCGAACCTCTGCTCGGGCCGGTGGATTTGTGCGCTGTTCGCAGCGGTGAGCTGCCGACCGCACCAATCGCCGGCTACATCCCACTCACCAGCACTGATCACAAGCCGGTCCGCATCGACTGGGTTGTGGCAGGCGGCGAGAGCGGCAAGGGCGCCCGCCCGATGCACCCCGATTGGGCGCGCAGCCTCCGCGACCAATGCGCCGCCGCTGGCGTCCCCTTCTTCTTCAAGCAATGGGGCAACTTTCTTCCGGCAGGGCAGGCTCCGGCGGGAAAGAAAAAGCCGTGGGTTGGGCCTCACTCACTGCCTACCACCAAGGCCTTTGCCGGTCGCCAGCTCGACGGCATCGAACACAACGGAATGCCGGAGGGCGCGCGATGATGGCCAAGCTGGGCGAGTGGTTCTGGTATGTCGGCAGCGACGAGAGCGACGACGAAATGATGCAGTCCGGAAAATCGAGGGACGGGGCCATCGCTGATGGCCGCCACTGGTTTGGCGCACGCGAGACCTTCTACATCGTCGAGGCCAGAATGCGGGTGTCAGACGAGGCAGCCATAGCCAGCAGAAAGCGCGACGCGGCTCCCTTCGCTGAAACCCGCAACGGTGAGTGGATCGAGCCTTTGCCTGCAACTGAAGGGGAAGGGTGATGCTCACGGTGAGCGCAGAATGGCGGCCGTGGGGCAGCCTCGAAGCCCTTTATCTTGGCGAAATCATCGTCGGGCGCGTCGCCCAAAGCGGAGGCGGGCGGTGCGGCACAAAGCCGCGCGCGATCTTCAATTTGGCCGCCGTCGAAACGGGAGCCTTCTGGGTCAAGTGCACCAGCATTGCCGCCGCGAAGCTTCACATCGAAAACCGGCTCGTCGAATGGTTGCGAAGGGCAGGGCTGGAATGATCCCCAACCTCCTCACCGAGGCCGAGGCCGCCGCCCGCCTGCACATCGCCCCGCGCACCCTGCGCCAGCTGCGCAGCAGGGGCAAGATCCGCCACGTCCGCCCGACCCCCCGCACAATCCTCTATCGCGAGGACGACATCGCCGACTATATCGAGCGGCAGGCCCGCGAGGAGCGCCCCTCATGTCCGTCTACAAACCCGCCAAAAGCCGCTTCTGGCAATATGATTTCCAGTTCAAAGGTTGTCGGCATCACGGCTCTACGGGATGCACGGCGCGTCGCGACGCAGAACGCTACGAAGCCGAGCTCCGGCGGAAGGTCGCGCTAGGCGAGACCGTCAAGCCGCCGATCACGCTCGATCTGGCCTGCGGCGAATGGCTCGCGCTCAAGGGCAGGCACCAGCGCAGCCACAAGACCACCGAATACCAGCTCGAAAACCTCGCCGTCGGCCTCGGCAAGAACCGCTGGCTGCACGATCTGACCCTGCGCGATCTGGACCGGTTCATCGCCCGCCGCCGCGCCTCTGTCTCCAACGCCAGCGTCAACCGCGAGATCGCGCTGCTGCGCCGGGTCTGCAACTGGTGCGAGGCCCGCGGCTATGACGTGCCCGTGATCGAATGGCGCGAGGCGAGGCTGAAAGAGAAGGCCCCCGAAACCCGCATCCTCTCGGCCGAGGAAGAGGCCCGACTGTTCGCGCACCTGCCCGAGAGCCTGAAGCCGATCGTCGAATTCGCGCTGATCAGTGGGCAGCGCAAAGCCGAGATCGTCACCCTGCGCTGGGCCGATGTCGATCTGGTCAATGCCCGCGCCACCGTCAGCACCAAGGGCGGGCAGCGTCACACCTTCCCGCTGACCCCGCGCCTCGCCGCGATCATCCGCGCGCAGCCCAAGGTCTGCCCCCAGGTCTTCACCTACAAGGCCGAGCGCAGCGCGCCTAGGCGCAAGGATCGGGTGCAACGTGTGAAGGGCCAGCGCTATCCCTTCAGCAAGCAGGGCTGGGACCGCAAATGGCGCCGCGCTCTGGCCGAGGCCGGGATCGAAGGCTTCCGCTTCCACGACACGCGCCACACCGCCCTGACCCGCCTCGGCTCGATCGAGGCCGCCCAGCGCCTGGCAAACCACAGCGACATCAGGACAACGCGCCGCTACTTCCACACCAGCGAAGACGAAGTCCGCAAGCTGATGGCCGCCGCCGAGTCCCGGAATAGTCCCGAACCGGCAGACGGCGAGGGCGCTGAAACCCGCAGAAATGCTGGGGAAAGCGCATGA